CCTTCATCGTCTATCCGCTCTTGCTGTGGGCCACCGCGGCCTGGTGGCCGGACATCAAGCCGCCCACGCTGGGCACGGGCGACATGCTGTTCGAGCTGCTGCTCGGGATGCTGGGCCTGGGTGGTCTCAGGACTTTCGAGAAGGTCAAGGGCGTCGCATCGTGAAGTGGCTTATCGCGCTGGCGCTCGGCGGCTGCGCTGCGGTGGCGGATGACGACGAAATCTACGAGTGCCACGTCGTGGCTCAATTTCTGATCTGTGCGCCACAACGCGCGAATGCATAGGACACAACATGCCCGTCAATTCGTTGTACCCCGAGATGAGGCCCACGCCGCGCAATCGGTTGAGCGGCTTGCTGGCTGATGCGCTCACCGGCGTGCGCGACTTTGCCGACCAGGTCAAAGTGCCTGAGTCGGTGCTGCTGGTAGGTGGGCAGGGCTTGGGCTCAATGTTCCTTGGCCAAGCGCCCGAGGAGATCAACGAGCTGTCCTACGGCAACTTGCCGATTCAGATCAACCCCTACGCAGGCCGCACCGGCAGCTATGTGCCCGAGATGAAGCAAGGGCGTGGGCAGCAAGTGGCTGATGCAATTTCGCTGCTGTCGTTGCCGGGTGCAAAGACGGTGGCAGGCGGGCTGTTGGGCAACATCACGCCGGGTGTTGATGCTGCCGCTACTGTGTTCCACGGCTCCCCGCACAAGTTTGATCGCTTTGACAGCAGCAAGATTGGAACCGGCGAGGGTGCGCAGGCGTATGGGCATGGGTTGTATTTGGCTGAGTCGCCGGATGTGGCGAACACCTACAAACTTGCTGGCGTGGATGCGGTCAACTTAGTGGGACGTGACGGCAACGCCATAAATCTTTCGGCGCTCCCACAACCGTTGCAGAAGGCGTTAAACGCCAACGCAGGCGCACCTGATTTGCTTGGAAACGCTCAACGGTTTTTGGCAAACAAATTCAACCAAGACTATTACTCAGAAAAGTATGGCGCATCATCTATTGATGACGCCGTCAAAGCCCTACAAGATCTGCGCGCATCTGGCGTGTCGGTGGAAAACCCCGGCTCCCTCTACAAAGTCGACCTCCCCGACGAAGCCATAGCCAAGATGTTGGACTACGACAAGCCGTTGAGTCAGCAGGCGCCGGAGGTGCGAGAAATGGTGCGGAGCGCTTTTCCGCCAACGTACATCAATGGCCGATACGTTGACCCATTCAACAGCCAGGTGTCAGGGCGCGCCATGTTGGATCAGCTGGGCATGATCGCCAACAAGCGCGGAGAGCCTGGGTTTGCACAAGCCGAGCCAATGCTTCGCCAAGCAGGCCTCCCCGGCATCCGCTATCTAGACGGCGGCTCACGCAGGGCAGGGCAGGGCAGCAGCAACTACGTTGTGTTCCCTGGCAACGAAGGTCTGCTCACGATCGTGGAGCGCAATGGAAAACCAATCAAATAAGGCACAACATGGCTCAACCTCAATTCGTCTTCGACCGCTTTGGTAACGTGCTGCGCCAAGAGCTGGCCGGCCTGGGCGACACCGCTCTCACCATGGGCAAGAACATGGTCATGGAACCCGCAGCTGGCTACGCCGGCCTGCTGGATCTGGTTCGCGGCCGCGGGCTTGACTCGGCCGTCAACACCATTGACAGAACCAAGGCGATCGCCGGCGGCCCCAGCACGCGCGAGGGCATGCGCAACCTGCAGGCTGTGAGCGACACCATCGGACTGCTCACCGAGCCGCTTCAGCGCGGCGTGGACGTCGTGGGTGAGTACTCGCCAGCAGGCGGTGCGGTGCTGATGGGTGCGGGCGCCGTCATTGACCCATCAAAGTTGCGCTTCATGCCAAAGAGGATGGCGCGCACCAACGCAGCCCTGGAGCGCGGTGGCGACATTGCTAGAGCAACGGGCGAGGATTTCGGCGCAATCATGCAAGCTGCCGAGGAAATGAAGCGCAGGGGCGAGATCGCTCACCCGTCGCATGCAGCCAGGCTCAAGCCGCAGGAGGTGGCGCAGCGCCGGGACATGATCGACCAGATCTTGGCGCAACCCTTGGAGCCCTTCACGCCACCAGCGCACGGCCTGCTTGACAGGTCTGTGATGCGCACCATTCCCAATCAAGGCGGCGTGCCGGGTGTCGCGCAAAACGACATCGTGCGTTACGAGGCGCCGCGAGCAGACCTTTCGCACATTGAGTCCCTAGAGGACCCCGCCAACCTTGAGCGCATCCGCAAAGCGACCGCTCGAGGCCTGCTTGCCACAGACGGCGGGTTCTACAAGTCCTACCAACCCATGAAAGCGGCGCTCGATGAGATGGGCTATCCGCCAGAGACCTTCAAGGATGGTCTGGCGTCCGGCAGTTTTGCATCAGCCCAAAACACGGTCGCAGCTGAAAACGCGATCCAGTCATTGCTGATGGGCATGCAAAGACAAGGCATTCCAATCAACGAGCAGACCGTCACGGCGGCCAAGGCCGCGTTCAAGGCCAACACCGGCAAGGGCCTGACCCTCATGAAGGGCCACTACGAGCCATTTGCCAAATACTTGACCGACGGATTCCCCAGCGGCAGCGACCAGGCTCAGAAGATTGCCAGCTTCTTCAACAACAAGATGGGCAACTATCGCCCCTACACGCTCGACACGCACGAGAGCGCGGGCCTGTTTCTTGGCACCAAGGACGCGCCGTACTGGTGGACGGCCGGCGGCATGACGAAACCCGAGTACGGGCCCGTGGAAAAAATCGTCAAGGAAAAGGTGGCCGATCACATGGGCATCGACCCTGGCGTTGCGCAGGAGGGCCGGTGGTTTGGGTTGGGTGAGTTGACCGGGCTGAAAACTGGCGGCGGCGACTGGCTGGACAACTTTGAGCGGCAGGCAGCCTACTCAGCGCACCAGCTTGGCAAGCCCATGGATCGCAAGAGCCTGCGCGACTACACGGTCCGCGCTTTTGCCGGCGATGAAGTCTTGCTGCCTTGGTACAGCAAGAACGCGCCCATTCCAGACTACCGGCCCAAGCTCAAAGGCAAGAAGGGCAGTTGATAAACAGGAAGGCGTCAATCCTGTCGGTGCCCACGTCGTCTGGCAGGGGCAACGGCCCCCACTCTTGGGCGGGGTCTAGCTTCTGTTCGATCATCAACTGCTTGACTAAGGCGTCGGTGGCTCGTGTGCGTGGCAGCTCCTCATTCGTCACCGCATCGATCAGCGTGTAGTCCAGCTCGCTCTGATGCGGCGGGCCGGCGTCTGGGCCCATCAACCTCGCGGCTTCTGCCTTGATCTTGGCATGCAGCGTCACCGGCGCAAAGATCCCACGCACCTCAGCCAGCTCGGCTGCGGCCTTGCGCTCGCGGTACGCACGCTGGCGCAGGGTGGTGGGCTTGACGGGCGCGGTCATGCGTTGATCTCGGTGACTTGCTCAGCAAGGCCGAGCATCCACTCGGTGGCCTGCTCAACCGACATCCAGTCACTCATGTCGATGAACGTCTTGCCCATGAAGTAGCCGGCCTGCACGCGGCCCTTGCTGGCGCGAGTGCAGAGTTCAACGCCTGACACCTTGCGGGCGGCGAGGGTGGCTTGTGCGAGTGCGTGTACGTTTTGCATGTCTGTCTCCGGTTGCGATGTAGTGACTGTATCGTGTTACGCGTAACCGCATACAGGGACAAACCCGTAGATGAGCAGTCGAGGGGCGGCCTGCAGTTTTCCCGCACAATGCCAAGGTGGCGCAGGCTGGCCCGCACCAATCCCGCATTTGTCGCTCTTTTCATAGGTGAACCGGATTCCGACCCGAGGCACCACGACGATTGTGGTTTTGGCCCGTTTTCATAGGCTGTAGCCCGGTGAATGAGCCGGATAAGTACCGACGGAAACCGACGCGAAACGGCGTATCCTGATGCTTCCGCCCGCACAGGGCCCGCACAGAATCCCGCACGGTGTACATCAGGAAGCTCAAGGACAAGTGGCGCGTTGAGATCCAACGCGACGGCGTTCGCATGTCGGCCGTCTTCCTGACCAAGACCGAGGCCGCGGCCTGGGGCATCCGCGAAGAAGCCGCGCTCATGGCAGCCAGGCGAGGCGTGTTCCCGCGTCGCACATTTGCCGAGGCGCTCGCCAGGTACGCCCAAGACGTCAGCAGCACCAAGGCCGGCGCACGCTGGGAGCAGTTGCGCATTGAGGCGCTCGTGCGGGATTTTCCCGCACTGTGCGGGAAGGTGATCCACAAGCTCACGACGCAGGACATGGCGGCCTGGCGGGACGCGCGGCTAAAAACAGTGTCGAAAGGCACCGTGCAACGCGAGCTGAACCTGATCAGCCATGTGTTCACCAAAGCTCGGGATGAGTGGCGGTGGATGGGTGACTCGCCGTTTTCCGGCATGCAGTCGCCAGGCGACAACCCGGCCAGAGACCAGCTGCCCACCTCGTCTGAAATCCGCCGCATCCTGCGCTGGCTGGGCCACTTCAGCGGCCGGTTGCCGACGTCCAAGCAGGCCGAGGTGGCCTTCGCGTATCTGCTCAGTCTGCGCACCGGCATGCGCGCCGGCGAGGTGCTGCAGCTCGGGCCGGCCACGGTGAGCGGCTCGGTGGCGACCGTTCACCACAAGATGGAATACAGGACCGGCAAGCCGCGCAAGATTCCGATTTCACGGCGCACTCAGGTGTTGCTGCAGGGCTTCCTCGGCTTCACCATCGGCAGCGCCAGCCTTGACAGCATCTTCCGCAAGGCGAGGGATTCGCTGTGCATCAAGGACGTGCATTTTCACGACGCAAGGGCTTACGCTTTGACTCGCATGTCCAAGCGCGTCGATGCCTTTGAGCTGGCCCGCATCAGCGGCCACAAGGATCTGCGCATCCTGATGTCGACGTACTACCGCGCGTCGTCCGAAGACATCGCCTCGCGGCTCTGAGTCACCCAGGCCAGCACGTCTTCCTTGCGCCAGAGGCGGTGGCTTGCAATCCGGCCAAACCACGGTTTCGGGAAGTCCGGCCGCTTGACCAAGCGCTCGGTGACGGTTTGACGCTTCAGCCGAAGCATCTCGGCGATCTCGGCTGCGTTCATGGTTTCGATCACACCTCACCCCCTTCGCTGACATCGTTTTGCGTTTCTGCAATCAGCATCAAATAAACATCGGCAGCCAGTAGCTGTTTTGCGTTTTTCATAAAAACCCTCGCAAATGACGCTTGTTGAGCGTTTGACAGAGTGCAGTTGGTGCGCTTTGCTTCTTGGCGAATGAGGCCCATCTCGGAGTTCAAAGACTGAATGCGTCTGCCTTTTCGACGGTATGCAGACTCCGCCGCAGTTAGCCACACGGGATCTGCTCGCTCCCCGCCGCTTGCGGCAGAACGTTTTGCCAAATCAATTTGCCGCTTGATTGCGTCGTGCTGAGCCTGGATAAAATCTCGTTCAGCGCAGATCTCTTGCATCGACCTCACGCCTCACCCCCTTCTGAGTCGGCCTGCGCTGGCAGCTCAGGCGGCGTGCATGTGTGAATATGGCCCGGCACCAGAGGCTTGCCGCAGGTCGGGCAAGGCTTGTGCTGGATCGGAAACGGCCATCGTTGCGGTTCAGTCACGTCTGCTCCTCCTTCATTGCTCGCGCATGCAGTCGCACATGCACGGCCAGCTTTGTCAGGTCGTACAACGCCTCGGCCGGCACCGGCTGCGTCAGTCGGAAGCCCTCGCCGGTAGTTCGCAGCACGAGCGCCAGCGCGTCTTCTCGAGCGTTGGGCTTGACGCTGGACACGAGCTGGGCGGCTCGCTGGGCTTGACTCCACACGATCACACCGGCCCCCTCGGCATCGGTGCCCAGTAGCTCACCGCCGTTCTGAGCAGCACGCCGCTCGAGGCGCATCGCCAGCCGTCTTCGGCGCTGTCGAACCAGCCGACCCAAGTCGGATCTCCGTCGGGCTCAGCAAACGCGATCAGCACCGACTCGGCGTCGTCGGGCTTGACGGAGTCGGCCATAAGCCAGCGGATGGTTTCGTTGTTCATGCTCAGAACGGAAAGTCGTCGGCGTCGTTCGGGCCGCTGGCCTGCTGGCGTGCTGGTGCTGCCTTCGGTGCGTCTTTGGGCTTGACCTTGACGCTCAAAAACGAGCCTGAGCCGTCCTTGCGCTGAGTCGTCCAGCCGTCAAGCCAGTACTCGGTGCCGCCCACGTTCAAGTTGCCGGTGAAGTCCGGCATGCTGCTGCCGGGTTCCTTGCGGTCGTTGCGGCCCAAGATGCCGCGGTTGTTGTTGTCGTACTGAGTCATGCTGCTTCTTTCAGTTGTTGAATGCGTTGGTTCATTTCGTCCAGAAAGAGCTGGACCTCTTTTTCCATCAGGGCGATGTAGGTGACGTCGCGCTCGACGCGCTTGATCCACAGCTGCAGCTCGGCGGGCATGCGTGGATCGAAGCTGACAAAGTCGCACCATGGCCGGCCCATGACGGCCATCTGAAGCTGCATCTGGCCTTCGTACTTGGCCGGCACGCGCTTGCTGACCAAGTACTCGATGTGCGTGGTGGTGCTCGGGCACTTGATCTCAATGAGCCCATCCAGCACCAGGCCGTCGGGGCTCGCGCCGCACTGCTCAATGCGCGGGTGGATGTGGAAGCCGGTCTCGTCGACAAACTCGCCGACTCGGGCCTCGTAGGCCTGCCGCGCGGCCGGTTCGGTTTCTGTGCCCCACTGCATCGCGGCATTCGAAAACGGCTCAGCCTGTCGGCCGGTGATCACCTCAGCGACGAGCTGATCCATGTACGACTGGCGGCTGGCTGATGGGCCTTTGGCGGTGCGGGCCATGACGTCGAAGACGCGGCTGGCCGTCACCTTGCCCAACCTGGCAGCAAACCATTCCGGCGTGCGCTGCTCTTCCATCAGGCGGCCTCAAGCTCGGCGCGGCGTGCGCTGAACTCATCCTTGAGCTCCAGCCTCGTGGCCTCTGGCAGGCTTTTGTAAAGCTGCACCAGCTCCTCGCGCGTGGCAATGGCCTTCAGCTCAGCGCTGTGCTTGCTGGGCTTGGCGGCCGCAGGCTTGCGCGAGGCGGCATTCCCGTCGTCATCCTCGGGCGCAATCCCACAAGCCGCCATGAGCGAATACCTGCGGGCGTAGGTGAGCGCCGAGCCGTACCCCTGCGGGTCGTTCTTGGCGGCCGGCACATGCAGCTTGCCGCCGCTCATGGACTCGCCAGATGTGTGTACGAACAGCGTCTCAACAGTAACGCCGTCGCTGCACTCATGCGTCGGCTGCAGCAGGCCGATCCCCTGGGCGTTGAGCGCATCAAGGACAGCCTCGATGCAGCCGTCCAAGCCGACGTAGCGGCTCTTGAAGTGCGGGTTGGTGTTGGTCTTGAGCGCAGGCGCAAAGCTGGCCTGTGCCGCAACGAAGGCGGTGTAGATGGCTTTCATGTTTTGTCCCAAACAAGTTGACGTGCGCGCTTGACGCTGTGGTGTCTTGAGTAGTGCTTGCGCAAAAAGCAGTACAGGCGGATGAAGTCGACGAGCTGGGTCATCCAAACCACCCAACAAAGATGGCCGTCATGAGCAGCACAAACGCGATGGCGAACACGATGTCCATGGGGTGCTTCCACGTCTCGGCGCAGTCACAGCGCTGGTCTTGAAGTCGCGCCAGCTCAGCGTCGTACCAAGCCGGCCGGAACTCGGAGTGGTTCTGGCTCATGCGGCCTCCCAGTCGTCAGGGCCGCCGTCATGGGCGTCGTCGCACTCAGTGGCAAGCTGGTCAATCAGCTCGGCGTGGTGCTCGATGAAGGCCTCTTGCAGGTAAAGGCGGGCGGCCGCGGCCTGCTCGTTGGTGCCGACGATTGCGAGCACCAGCAGCGTGGCCGTGTCGCAGTCGACAACGTCCTCGGGCTTGATGTTCCACGTCTTGACTTCGGCCGAGTCGTACTCGGTGATGGCATCAGCCAGGAAGCTGATCCAGTGCGCCGGAATTCCGATGGCGTGTTCGGTGGCCTGCGTCAGTGCGTACTGAGGCGGCTCAGGTGTGCGGGGATCGCCTGGGTGGGCGAGGTATCGGCCGTATTCCATTCGTCTCTCCAAGCGATGCGGAAGTGCAGCGCATGGAGAAGAACTCTACCGAATCCGGTACATCATGTCAACCGAATTCGGTAGAGTAAATGACAAAAGTTGGTCAAACGTACCGTCGTTTCATCAATTGGGGGGGGTAGGAAACTGCCTACCTTTGAGAAATTGCCGTCAGATACGATTACGAA